CGCCTATCGCCTAACGCCAATTCGCTAACTCGACTCGTTCAACTAAATAACCTTTTCTACTCAGTAACTCTTGGGATCGAGCCAACCAAGTGAAAACTTGTCCTGGTAAAACCGAACCTAAAGAGGCTAGCTCAATACGGTCTGGATCTACCAGATCAAATCTTCTTCGTATGTCTTGGACCCTATCTAGCAGGATGATAGCGTCTTCCAACTCGCAGTTACAATACTTTGCATGGTTATAAGCCAAGCTCTCTACCTGATCCACTAAATCTGAAATATCAAGATCGTTACCATCCATTATCAAGTCAAAGACTCAACCATCGATAGCCGATTTCAATATCCTGTCATTTAGCAGAATAGTTAAAGCACGTGGATTATCATCCTGAATCAGTTTGTAGGCATAGCCTCGACAGATTCCCTTCGGAGCGATAAGATCATGCAAACGCTGAGACAATTCAACGTTCACACCATCCCACACTACCTCCTCGATTACGGGGGAGAATGCTAGCTCCGGATCTTCTGGTCCATCTTCTCCTCAACCTATTACAGTGTAACGGGTATTGGAGGCGAAGGATTCAGTGATCCGGTCCCAATCATTCTCAAGGGTTTTCGCAAAAGCGAGAGCCTGGAGTAATACAGAGGCTGTAATATCAGCCTCTAACTCTTCGAACAACTCAACGTTTCTGTTGGGAAGATCAAGAGAATCCGAACTTCGGTTCAACAATCCCTTTGTGGCAGTCAACAGTGATTGAGACGGTAATGAAAAAGGTGACTCTGAAAAGTCAAATTCATCATTATGCGGGTCAATCATGGCTGTTATAATATCCTTCAGCGAAACTCTTTTTGCATTAAAAAGAGCTCCTAATAAGGATAATAAAGGTAGATTTAAATCTTTATAAGATTTAAATTTTCCAAACCGAGACAAAAGAATTGATAAAACGGAATTCGACCGTATTAGACCACGATTGGCAAAATATAAAATATTTGCCACACGTGAACCAACTGATGCTTCGGAGATGAACTGCTTCCAGCTCACCGCCGATACATTAGTTGTACCAGTCACAGTACGTTTTGCGAACTCAAATACTGGAGCCTCAGGAGAGGCAATTGATTTAGAGAGATTAATCTCTACACCAAGTAGCTTTGCTACCTCCAGATAAGAGTCTGCCAGAGCCTTGTCAAAAATGACAAGGTCATCACCCAAGATCTCATAGTTTAGTTCTCAGCCTGAACGGCCTATCCGGAGGGAGGATAGCTGAACTATGAAGTGATGAGTTATAGCCAACATAGCCCATGAGGATAAAGCTCCCATGGGCTGACCAACTGCGTAACGAACTGCATCAACTTTAATCCCATACTCTTTTGCTGATTTCTCAGGAATAGAATATGGACGACCTACAAGAAGAGACGCTCAAAGAGCTCCAAGACCATTTAGGCCTAGAACTCTATCGAGAATCGCTGATTGTAGTCGGATCGGGAGTCGATCGGTAGCAGCACTCAAATCAAATGAGAATGCCGCCCCAGATGTTGTGGCTTTATCCACACACCGGGCAACCGATGCATCCTGATCAAAAGTTGCATCATTAGGCACTAGTTTAAGTAAATC